GTTCAGAATAGCTGCCGCCTTAACTTGTTTTGTATACGCCATAGCGCGAGCCAGACCTTTGGTATAGCGCGCCGATAGAGAATCATACAAGTTGTCCTCGATAGCCTCTTCTGTCAGCGAGAAACCAAGAGCAATGGTTTCGTGCTGATAGCGAGCAGTCCAAGCTTCCTGCGCGTTGTCATAAGCGATGGCGTTGCCCTCAGCCTTGACTGGTGCAGCAGAGAAACCAGACAGTTTGGTTTCTTCTTCAAACGAACGCTCGGAGGTTTCGATTTCATAAATCTCTTTATGCTCTTCACCATAACGTGCGTACTCTAAGCCGAACAATGCATTCAAGCCCGGAAGAAGTTCTTTTAATAACTGTGCGCGTGAAATTGCCATGTTAGATTACTCCTTAAGCTTTGCCAGTTGCAGAGTAGTAAGCATGCAGACCAAACTGCAACTTGACTAACACTTCTGGATATTGGGTGAACACCAACGTTGCGCCTGATGCAAATGCGGTAACGGGTGCTTGGTTCATGATAATTGAAGTAGAACCTGCGGCAACGGAAGTACCATCGCCAGCGCCAATCACAAATGAACCAGAACCGATGTACTGACCTGCGGAGTTCAACGAACCCACTTCAGTACCTACGGGCAATGCAAAAGGAATACCAGCAGTGGTAGTAATCGTTGCGGTACTGATGGACGAATACGTTGCAGTTCCAAGAGGAACAGCAGTATCACGCACCAAGTCAATAATACGCAAAGGCAAAGTCGTAGTAACGGGGGTTGCATAAGGAGTCAACACGCCGTTAGAAGAATCACCAGTCAATAAGCTACCAGCCAAATCAGTTGCTGAAACGTTCTGTCCAATTAAGGAAGTGTTTGCAGAACCGATGGTTGAACCACCAGTGGCAGTAATCATAGCTGCTTTAAACACGGTATCAGGATCATCAGTCACGATAGCGAAGATGTCACCTGCTGTCGTACTTGCTGGGTAATACTGTGAGAAAGTCAGTTGCTTGGTTACGGGGTTGGTGTATGAACAGCCCAAGAAAATACCAATGGTCTGGTTCAAACCAGTACCAGTGGTAACGCTTGCGCGTTGTACATAACCACGAGTTTGAGTTACAAAGTCGCCGTAATAAATATTAGTAGCGTAGTTGTACTGGATAGGTAGCTTGCGCGTTGATCCAGCAAAAACTTGACCACCAATAAGATTGATCGGCTTTAGCCCGTATGGGGCCGGTACTGAAGGATAAGCAGCCATTTAAATCTCCATTGAATTTGTTAACCTCTTCCAAAGCTAACAGACGTTTTCCCTTCCCTAAAGAGAGGCATACGTGCGTCACTCTGGCGCATTAAACTATTGTTTACAGCCTCTTCGTTTTGGCGAGTCAGGTTTTGATAATAAGCCTGCTGTTGCTCAACCAGTTCCGTAGGAGTCTTGCATAACAATAATCCGCCAATCTCAATGCCGTCTTGATAACGACTATCAGGATCAACTAGCAGTCTAAACTTCGGTTGTTCTTCCAACTTAACGGGCTCCCAACCTTCGCGTAATCTTGCGGAAACGTTTCGGGGGTCTGCGTTGTTAAGCATTGAAACTCTAATCCATCTGTAAGACATCCCAGCTTCTTTATCCGGTTCTGGTAAAAGATCGGGTGGAGTCCACTGCTTGGGGCGCTCCATCGTTACACGGGTTGTCAGTTCTCTAGGTGTTCTGTTGTCAGCCATTTTATGACTCCAATTTAAGGACTTCTTGAGCGTATTGTTCTGGAGTTAATCCTAACTTCTTTGCAATCGCCAGTTGTGTCGTCTTAAGACGAATTTTCTTTGATGCTGTGCTCCGGGTAGCCGGGGCTACAACCGTGCTTAGTTTTGCAGGGCGCGACTCCTTTTCTTCCTCGTCGCTCTCGAATCTTTCTGGAAAGCGCTTCCGCATGGTTTCATCTATACGGCGATAATACTCCGGTGATGAAATAACTACACCTTCTTTTTTAAGTCTTTCATGTAACCCTAGGGCAAGGCTAGTCATTTCGTCATCGTCACCAAACCATTCGTTGTTTTTTTTCCACTCCATTGCAATAGGATCAGGCTGAACTTGTTGCTGCTGAACCCGTGGTTGCGGAATATCATATTCTGGCTCTGGAGGAGCAGGCCGATAGTTTTTTACCTTATCCGCCTTCATAGATGCTTCTGTTAATTGTTGCTGTGCCTCTATCATCCGATCTGTTTCACCGGACTCATATGCTTCTTTATAGTGGCGCTTGGCTTCGCTTAACTCTAAATCAACAGCGCGTTGGATAGATTGAAGTACATCTTTCTCTCGCTCATGCAAACTAGACTTAAGCCTATTGTTCTCTTGCATAATGCGCTGGGCAACAGTAATTGCTTCCTGCTGTTCCCTTAAAGCCTGCTCTTTCTCACGACGTTCATCGTGAGCAAGCTTACGCATCTTGACCAGCTTCTTTCTTACCTTGTCCGAGTAATCTTCTAGCTCGTCCTCGTAGAGTTCTTTCTTTACTTCTTCTGGAAAAGAAACACGCCCACGGTCTTCTTCCGGGGTATCGTCTTCTATTTCCAATAAAAGCTTTTCATCTTCTGCTGAGGTGTCATTTTCCTTTTCATCTGGAAACGTAAAACCCGGTTTGTCCATTTCTGCCATGATGTTTCCCTCTATTTACGTGAGATACCGCGTGGATCTTCTACGGTTCCTTCGACTGAATCGTCGTATATCATGCGAAATTCCCTGCCATGAATGACAAGCCTTGATCCTGCGTGGGGTCGGACTAAAACAAAGTCGCCTTCCTTGCACCAAGGGCCGGATGGGAATTTCTCTTTGTTTGTATAACAGTCTGGTCCCAAAGAAACTACGAACAAAACAGTCGTTAAGATCTCTTCGTTCTTAATAGTCTCTTCAGCTTTAGCCAAACCATTGTCAAACATGTCTTCCATCTCCGGGATCGCACATAAAATGTAATATCCACTTGGTTTTGGAAGTTGTTTTGCCTTTTCTTCTGCCGGAGCACTAGCCGTTTCTACTACTACTGGATTGTTTGGGTTAATCCCAATTAAAATTTCACTCATCTTCTTCGTTCACTCGTTTTTGCAGGTCTAATATGAGCATTCTTGCGGAAAGTAGACCCTTAACCTCGCCGCATGCCTTCTTGTACTCAGGAAAATCCCTGCAATTATCATCTGCAAGGTTCTCTTGAATGCTTTCAATCTGCTTCGTGAGCTCACTTACTAGGTAAGCCAGTGCTTTTTCTATCATTTTTGCCTATCTATCTCATTTTTAGCTGCTGCTTTAGCCGCATCTACAGCCAATTCCATACGTAATTTCTGCTCTTCTGCGGCTGCTGTAGCCATGTTATGGCCCTTTTCAGCTTCAATTTTTGCCATTTCAATCTCTTTTTGAGTGGCTATTTTAAGCTGTTCGTTTTGTATTTCAGCCTGTCTAAATGCTTGTTCTGCCTGCTGTTTTTGCTGAGAAAGCTGCAATTCAGCCTGCTGAATCTGCAATTTCTGCTGTTCCATCTGCACAATCGGGTCTTGTTGCTGCTGTTGAATCTGCGCTTGTTGAGCTTGGTTTTGATTTCCAGCTAGAACTTGCTGGCTTGCTTGAGCAATAAGCTGGGATAACTGCACTTCAACTTGTGGTGGCAAGTGCTCTTCTGGGGGCGGCAACGTAACACCCATTTGTTTCTCAATTTGATTGCGGTATTTAAAGCCTAAATGCTCTGCTAAGTGAGACTGAAGGGCAGCCATAATCTGATTGGCCTGCGGATTTTGCCCAATCATCTGCGTCACCATTGGATCCTGCATAAAAGATTGGTGTGCTGTGATGTGTGCATCCTGATCTTGGAAGATAAACGCTTTTAACGGCTTGCCTTTGAGTACATCCATGTTTTCGGAAACAGGATCTAGCGGTTTTGCGTCGTCGTCCATAGGGACAATCTTTTCTGCATTCCTAATCCCCAATACTTCCAGCATCTGACGATGGAGATAAGGCAAGTCGTAGATTTGTGGGGCAGTCTGGCTTAACTGAATCACCGCCTGATACTGCACAATCTTCTGTGCCATCGTAGAAGCATTGGGATCAGATACTGGAATGACAGTAACTAAATCATAATCAGACTTCTTAGCAGAAGACTTCCCTTCTACAGGCTCATATGTATAAGAGTCAGGTGTGTAATCGCGGATAATATCCCGCAACAATCCAAG